TATAAGAAGCAAGTGTTCCTCTAGTTTGATTAAACTGTTTAATTGCTTTTGCTAAAAGTCTTTTATCAGCAACTGTAGATGCTGGAATAGAAGGAAGTAAATCCTTTCTAAAGTATTCAATATACTCATCTAGAGTATTATCGATATCTCTATAATCTTGTAGGTTTTGTATTCCGTCAGTTAGTTTTCCTTCTTGCTCAAGATACTCGTAGTATGCTTGCATAAACAATAGGAAATTCTCACCGTCTTCCTTATAAAAGTCGGGGAATTGATTTTGAACAAGAGTGGATATCTTATTAGATACGGACATTAAGTATTCTCACCAACAATCGTAATAACAGCATCACCTGATTCCATCAGTAATATTTGTTCCCTTACTGGGATAACGTCTAACCTTTCTGGAATAATTGAAACTTTCAATTCACCATCAGCAACAGCAGTAGGTGCAATTCCTTCAATATTAATTGTTCCATTAACATAATCAATTGTTCCAACGTTATTAGTAATGTTTACTTTTTGTTTAGCATCATTAAAACGATATACATTCACATTACCTAATCCATCATCGTCTAAGTATGATAAGAAACCTTTATATGTAAATTGTGTAGAATCGAGAGTACTCTTTCTAATAGCATTATTGAATAATAAATTGATTGTTTGTTGTTTACCTAAATTAGGAATGAAACGTTTTTCTAGTTTAAGAGATACGTCGTTATTTAAAATATAACCATTAGAAGTATTATCCAATGCTCTAACAAATCTAGAGAACCTTAAACGGTTGCCGAATCTTTCTAAGTTATCAGTTGAGAAAGTTGCAACTGCCGTTCTGACGTTTTGTTCAATAGCAGAAGTAGTTGAAGTGGTTGAAGTTAAATCATAGTATGTTGTGATTGAAGGTACAACATAAGTATAATCCGCATCAATAATAACAGGGTCGATTGCTAATGGAACTCTGTCAGAGATTGCTTCTTTAATTTGTTGTTTACGAGTAACCGTTGAGAACTTTTCGGCAAAAGGTTTAACAGCAATATAAACTTTACCATAAACTGGAGGGTTTGCTTGTTCACCACCGAAAGCAATTACTGACTGAAGATCTGAATTCTCAGCAAGGATAATTCTTTGATAGTCATTATCAATAACAGCACGGTTTTGTGTCTGATAGTTTCTAGGAGCATTAAACTTAATACTATCGATTGTTTCTGCTGGACGACCACCAACTGCTTCAGTAACAGTTGAAACTGAAACACTTGAATATGATTCACCAATATTCATTGAGTCTACAGAGAACGTATCAGCACCATTAGAAACATCACCATTATTAACAAGGTATGAGATTGTAACAACATTTCCGTTCTTAACTGATTTACCTAAAACACCATCACCAAAGATAACTTCATACTTCTCATCTGCTGATTCTTGAACCGTGTAGATAGCAGACGTAGAAAAGATCTCACGAATGTTTGATAATCTTGTAAACTCAGTAGTAGTTGTGTCGCTTATAGATTCCGTCACATTAACAGTGATACTAGATGTATCAATATTCTTATTCGGTAAAATGTATTTAACTGGGTTTGCTGAGTTTACTATAAAACTATGTGATAAAGGAGTTCCCTCTCTAATAGCAACATTAGTTGAATATGTATTTGCGTTATTAATTACCTTAGTTGCTTCAGTCGTAACGAAAGTATATGTAATATCATCAATCGTAGTTGAGAACTTAGATGCTAACGGAATAGTGAACTGCGAAACTGTATTGGCAATACCATTGAAGTTAAGATTAACAACAGCAGTAGCACCAACAGAAGAAACTGGAGTATAACCCAATTCCTTTGCTCTAGATACAACTGAATCCCTTTGTTGGGCAGTGTCTAAGAACATCTCATTAGCAACCATATTTAAATAGTATGCATTATAATGTGTATTATAAGCAAGAACGTCAAGTAGAACTGCCATAGCAGATCCCTCAAAGTTATAGTCTTTGAATTGATTCTGTGTACTTAGATATGATTTAAGATTAGTTCTTATACCATCGAAATCTAATTCACTTACTTCTAAATATGTATTTGCTGCAGCCATTATCGTACTCTTTCCAATATAACGTCCAGTATAACTGGATCAGGGTCGTTTAAAATCATAAATGCTACTGATACCGTCAATGCATTTAAGTCTGGTCTTTCTTCGACTAGAACCTCAAACACATCTGCCCGAGGTTCATAGTTTTTAATTACTTCTCTGATTGCTCTTTCCATCTGCTGTTTAACAGGCGGTGTAAACAATTCGAATAAAAAATAACGAATACTACAACCAATGTCCGACTTAAATGGACGTTCGAAATAATCAGTTAAGACCAATGATTTAACAGATTGTCTTACTGCTTCTCTGTTTGCTTTCTTGCCCACGTTCCCAGTTATAGGATGCGGGATGAATGCTAGATCTAGGTCGCTGAATATTTCTTGTTTAGGCATTAGGCATTATTTTTTGATTCTTGAATTTCTTTTCTACGGTCTTTACAAATCTTAGTAATTTCAGATAGTGCTTTTCTAGCACGTGTACCTGCTGATTTGTTGCCCAATTCAAACTTCTCATTCTCTGCTTTGTAAGTGTCAAACAAGTTTAATATACTATCGTGATTATTCATCTCAATTTCCTTCTATTTTAAATTTATTATTCATATATTTATACTAACCGTTAGCATAAACATTAGAAGATCCTTGGGTTAGTGATATTCCACATCCATAAGAGTCTCCGAGTCTTGCTAAAGGTTTTCCGTTTACATATACGTTTGGAGAACCTTTAACTAATGCTGTTGAGTGAGTTGGGCAAGTAACTGGAGCATATGGGTGAGAAGTATTATCATCACCAACCCTATGCACTGCTATTCCATTGCAATATACATCACCAGAACCGTTCTTTGCTGATGGAACTACACCACATTCGTGTACTGAGACTTTATCTCCAATTCTACTAACTTTAGGCATACGTTACATCCGCAGGTGCTTTATAATTATTAGGAACTTTTCTACTCAATCCATGAGAAACCATTTCAGCATCAATTGCTTTAACAGTTTTTTCTGATAACTTGACACCCAACCTACAAAGAGTTGGATACATATCAACCTCAAAGGTTGTACACCTATTTACTGCTAAATGCCCAAGAACCCTTGCTAAAAATTCGTCTTCCATTTGAAATTTCTGATACGCAGACAACATAAGGAATTTATCTGCAAGCATCGATGGGTTTCTGAAGGAATTTCTATAAACCGTTGTCAATGTACTTGATAAAGAATCGACTTCTTTGTCAGTTAACAGGGTTGTGTTACCTTTACCCCATTGTCCTACATGGTGATCGTGCCCACCTAATTCGTGAATAAACGTTTCTAAAGTAGAAACTCCTGGAAGTTTCAAAAAAAGCATAAAGTCTTTAAATTCATACCAACCACCACCTAACACTTGGAATGTCGATTTTGGTTCCATTTGACCTTTTGGCATTGTTGGACTTTTTACTGTAGTGTGTAGCAGTTTTTTTATTGGGAATACTGGAATTTTGGTGTCGATAATATTATTCATCAAATTATAAAGTTCTTCACCATCACCTTTAGCACGTATTTCCCTTGCCATCACTTCAACTGAAGATCTAATTTCTTCTAAAAAATTAGCATCACCTTTTGTGTATGCTATTAATGTATGAACCCTTGTTCCATCTGGTCTATTTTCTTCAATCCTAACCCTTGATGCATCAGCAGTATCAAAATTAGCATAAAAATCAACTGTTCCTAGTTGTGGATATTTTTTATAATACTTGCTCCAATTGGTGAATAATCGAGTTCCCCTTGTCCAATTCATTTTCATCCATATCTCTTGAATGATTTTAGTGATCCAAGCAGTTTCGTTATCATAATCCAAATCAAGGCATTGACTAGTAGAAACTGCTGAAGACGGATTCCTCTCAGCAACAAATTCTTGAGCATTTGCACTAATATCGACACTACCATAGTCTGTTTCAGTAGGAATTGCTCCGAGATTAGGACTAGTAGCAGTTGGGTTCCAATCGATTCTAGGCGCAATCAATTTCATATTACCACCACTGATAATGTCGCAAGTTCCACCTATGTCTGCTCTATAATCGCCAGTTACTTTAAGGTTCACATTGCCATCAACGAATACGTTTACATTACCATTAACGTGAATATTATCATTACCAGCAATTACTTGATAATTGTCTTTAATAATATGCTCTACTTTATCGCCGTTAGGATGGACTTCATAAAACGTTCCAGACTTATGTTGTTCTTTAATCCTTTCAGCACCTTCGGTGTCGTCATATTCTTTAGTATGACCAGACTCCGATTCGTACACATGGTTGTATGGATACTTTGCATTATAAGGTGCTTCAGGTTCATCGATTAATTGGTCAGGAGCATAGACTCTTGTGTTCTCCCCTCTCGCCAGTTTGTTTACATCTGATTCATTAGTATATCTTGGGAATTTTTCGGTAGGATCGTTGAATCCAAACGCACTGTTGGACTTCTCAGAAGGCATTCCAGGCATAGTGCCCATAATGGCAGGTTCTTGAGCACGATCTCCGTCCACAAAGAATCCAAACACCCAACTACCCTCAACAACACCTGTCGGAGACTTACCGACACCAGATACCGATGCCGAGTCAATTCCATTCATCACGATTGCCCAAGGTAAGTCTTCAGTAGGAATCGAACCCTTATCGTCAGTGTGCCAACCGAATGCTCTTACACGAACACGTCCGAGTTGAATCGGATCGTTGCGGTCTTCGACGACTCCAACGAACCATTTAAAACCATTCCTACCTATAAAGTTGCGCATTTATTTTTTATTTGCTAACCTAAGTCTAATGGACATTTCTAATTGAGGTTTTCCCCAATGAGATTTTACTGCAATACCTAATCCTTCTGCTTCAGTGATTAATACTGCTAAGTCTTCATTAGTATCGGGTGAAGTTTCAACAACTGGTTCTTGAACTGGTTCGTGAGTTGGTTTTTTAATTTCTTGTAAAAATTCTGGTTCTCTTTTACTTCCTGGTAATGGCATGCTGTTCTCCTATTATTAAATTAAACTGACATCTTTTGACACAGTCATTTGAGTCGTGAAGATGTTCGTATTGATTTTTTGTCTTAAATTCGTTATTATATATTTGCCTGATAATTGTTTATCCAAACCTTGGTCTTCAGTAAACGAGTTGTTGATATAAAATTTAAGTTCTATTATACCACCAACATTCAAAGAAGAATCTCCTGGGATTGAAACATTCATCACGTTATTAAATATTTGCTTCTTTAAAGAATTCCTTTTATCCCTCAAATTCCCTTTAGTAGATAAACTTAATATCACATCATCGTTACCAACTTCACCAAAGAAATCACCTCTTTGTAGAGTTTCGAATTTACCCTTTTCTTTTTGATAATCGAATACTGATATTTCAGACTTCTTATTAATGATGTCCAATTTAATATTCTTTGCTTTATATAAACCTTGAGTTACATTTTCTAAAATATTTGTTGCTTTTTCTACACTAAAGTCGATTATTTTATATTGGTCTTCATATTTAATATCATCATCATCCGTTGCCTCAAAATAATTTGACATAAAGTAGAAATATGATGGAATATTAGGTTCACTTTTTTTCTGTATTAAGTTAGGAACATTTTTAAATTTAAACCCCTCACTATCTTCATAGAAAACGTAGTACGGGTAATGGGATTCTGAATCTGCTTCGTTGGCAAGGAAATCAATAGTTTCATCAACACTTAATGATGGGATCACATATTTTTCCAATCCTGATGTTTCATCTATATCAACAGTTTTTCTGATGTTGACTTTAGAATATAAATCAGAAACAGGGTTTGGTAAAATGTATTCGTTACAAATACTTCCAATCATATTTTTTATAGTATTACCCTCGCTTCCACCATACGATTTTCTTATTTTTTGCGGGATAGAAACAAATGCTTCTAAACTAATTCCTTGAATGAGATATTGTTCGCTAAATTCGTTATTCTTAATTCTATCAGTCATCTCAAATAAAACGAACATATGCCTTTTTATAGGAACTTCTGAATCTTTTGATGGGTCGGTGTTTTCCCTATAAGCAATTGTTAAAGTTTCACCGCCAGTCCAACCGACTGGGATATTTTCTTTTTCGTTTCCTACTAGTATGTTTCCTAAATTTAATGAATCGCCAATAGCAACATCGCACCTTAAATAATGTTTGAACAGACTTTGGTAGATATTAACTTCCATGGCAATATGACTGATGTCAATAACTTGCCCTGACGAATTTGAGAGGGTTAGTTGAACTAACTCAATATCTCCGGAAAATGAATATCCCATTAGATTCCGTTCCTAAGGATGTCCTTAACTTCTTCTTGAATTTGTAACAAATATTTTTTATCCATTATCTTCACCTTTCTTTTCACATCATTCTTTTCAATCTCATAATCATATTTTGAAATTAGTTCTCTACTTTCTTCTGGTAATAATGAGTATGTGGTTAAGTCTACAACTGCCCATCTCTTAGGGATACGTGTTCCGTTGTTTAATACTTTTGCTTCATTTAATATTTGTCTGTATTCGTGCACAGTCGCTTGAGCAGATGGGACACTTCCATACTTACCTTTCATATAATTAGAAAAGTCTATATCAAACAAAGGCCATTCAAATACTGGATCAATTATATCATTGAAGTGTAATACAACCCAAGCATATGCTGGAGAACCATAATACTTTTCAGCAATAGTATCTGGTCTGTCGCCTGCTTGTATTTCGTAATCATGGTAAACACCAATACGACCTTTGACATCTGATTTAACTTTGAACCTTCTTAAGATGTTAGTCAGTTTAACTTTCTGCCCATTATTAGTTAAGTCGTGTTCAGTTGTAGGAAAGTATGAGAAATAATTTGACATATGTTATACCTTAATGTTCAATGTTCCAATCTTTAAAGTTAGGGTTTGTGACCTTTTCTTTTGTCAACAATTCTGTTTCTTGGAATGTTAATTGTATTTCAATTGAAACTGGCGCACCAGTTTGTTCAAAGAATACTGGAGTATTTACTCCATTATAATTCACACTCATAGAACGTAATACACATCTACGAATTGCGAATAAGTATGGTGCTAATTTTTCTGAGAATTCAATATCAAATTCTTCTGGGTATTCGAAGAACGCACCGCCTGCCCAATTCGTAGAAGGGTGCATATAATATTTAAACACGTCTATCAAGTCGTTTATTGTTTCTGATTCTTTTCCATTTCTAGCAATAAACTTATAACTAAAACCGAATTCCCTAAAATTGACATTA